GGCGGACAGCCTCAAGACGGCGGGCGGGACGACTCGTCGCAGGCCCCGCCTCCAAGCGACGATGGCAGTCAACCGAGTGACCCAAGGGCAGAGAAGATCAAGAAGATCGCTCAGGCAAGGGCAGAGTATAACTTAATAATGAAGAAGGCCGTCAAGACTAAGGCCGATGAGGCTAATCTTAAGTCGGTATCACAGATCGTGGCAAAGAACAAGTAAGGAGAGTTTAAGATGAGTGATGATAATAAATACACTATAGGCGATTTAGTCTATCACACGGCAACACAAGAACCAGTCGACTTTGCTAACGCATTCAACTCATTGATGCTGGACCGCGTCAATGCAGCCATTGAAGACAGAAAGAACGAGATCGCGCAGGGCATGTTTGACCAGCCAGACGATCAAGAAGAATCTGACGACGATGAAGATGACGTTGTGTGGGCAGAAGACGACGAGGAAGAAGAAGGGGAGTAACATGGCTAAGAGTCTCAAGGACATCCTGAACGGTGTCAAGTCAAGTAAGGTAGTTCCGGGCTCTACCGGTAAGAACCCAGCTGTCGATTATGAACCAAAGATGGGTGACGAGCAGAAGTTCGTCACCAAGCACAAGACAGAGAAGCACGCCGACAGGGCGGGCAACGGCGACAACGCCGGCACCAAGACCAAGGAGGCTAAGTTCCCTAAGCAGTCACAGGATGCCTACGAGGAAGTAGTCACCGAGAAGACTAGGGACAGCTGGGAGTCGAACACTCCAGACGCTCGCAGGAAAGAGTCAAAGAAGCTGGCTAAGTCTCAGCAGACTCCAGGTCATGTCACTGTCGGTGAGGCATACGACGACCGCGACGAAGAGACCAGCATGGTCAGGGCAGAGCTCAAGGCCCTCGCCGACAAGGCTACCGCTCTAGCAAAGAGCATGCCTTCTTCTATGCACGTTGAGCCATGGGTTCAGGCAAAGATCGCCATCGCTAAAGATCACGTATCCGCGGTGCACGACTACATGACCTACGGCGACCACGACGATGACAAGAAGATGGCCAAGGAAGAAGTCGAGCAGGTTGATGAAGCCACTAGGGCTGCGATCGCACTCAAGGCTGCACGCGACGCTGCTTCAAGGGCTGGCGTTAAGTCTACTTCTCCTAAGAAGCCAAGCAAAGAGAACCCTATCAAGCTCAGGGAGACCGAGCAGGTAGACGAGGTCCTCTCAAAGAAAGCCGATGCAGGCGAGTGGATCAAGGACTTCGTAAAGTCTGACAATCCAAAGTTTGCTGGTAAGTCTCCAGAGAAGCGCAAGCAGATGGCCATCGCAGCATACTATGCTAAGCAACGCAATGAAGAACACGAACACATTCATGAAGAGAAGTGCAGCAAGTCCGCTAAGGGCAAGAAGTGCAGCGTTCATGGAATGGATGAGTGTCCTGGATACAAGCAGTCAAACGAATCTAAGGTAACCGAGCCGGCGCCTACACTGCCAGCCTACAACCTTGACGCAGCGAGGGTATAATGGCATACACATCAGGATCATCGGGTGCATTCAACCCAATCGGAAACACTGCTACGTTTCTAGCTAACTCCGCAGCGCCTACTCCAGTTCAGGTAACGTATACTCCAGCGTCTAACTCGACGGGCTATACGAGCTACTGCCAGTATCGCGTGTTCAACTCAGGATCATACCTGATCTTCTTGGGCGTCGCGAACAACGCTGCTGGAGCTAACAGCAACGCCGTAGTCGTTTCCTCAAACAGCACTGGCATCCCAGTCCTTCCAGGTACTCTAGAGATCTTCTCGTTCCCTACAAACTCATACTTTACTGGTATCACCTCGAGTGGTACGTCACAGGTATACATAACACCTGGATTCGGAGTATAATATGACCGTCAAGGCGAGCATTCAGACAGGCACTAGCGTTACCCTAGGAGCAGCAGGTGGTCCTACCATCGCCTATGGTACGGGAGCGCCTAGCACTACTAAGATCACCGGATCATCTACGTCCGCAAACGGAACCCCAGCAGTCGGCTCACAGTATATCAGGACGGACGGCGCTTCGGGTTCAAGGGTCTACTGGTACTTCAGCGGCGCATGGACTGCGCAGACGTCACCATAAGGAATACTAAGATGAAACTCATCACAGAACTCACAGAACAGGTAGAATATATAACAGAGACGTCTGAGTCTGGTGTAAAGAGTCACTTCATCACGGGGCCTTTCCTCGTCGCTGAAGAGAAGAACAAGAACGGCCGTATGTATCCCATGAAGATCATGGAAGCAGAGGTCAATCGCTACCTTAAAGAAGTGGTCAAGAACAACCGTGGATACGGTGAGCTTGGCCATCCAATGGGTCCGCAGATCAATCTCGATCGCGTGTCCCACATCATCACTGAGCTGACCAGAGACGGCAACAGGTTCATCGGTAAGGCAAAGCTCACCGAGACACCTATGGGCAACATCGCTAAGGGACTCCTCAACTCTGGGGCCAACCTCGGCGTCTCGTCTCGTGGAATGGGATCTCTCAATCCAAGCAAGGAAGGCGTCATGGTCGTAGGACCTGACTTCAGACTCGCGACGGCAGCAGACATCGTAGCAGAGCCATCTGCGCCAGGAGCTTTCGTTCAGGGCATCATGGAAAACGTCGAGTGGATATACGATCCGGTCAGGAACACCTGGCTTGAAGAGAAGCTATCTAATACTAAGAAGTCTATCCGCAAGATGACTATGAGTGAGATCGAGCAGAAGAAGCTTGCTATCTTTGAGAACTACCTCGCTGATCTTGCAAAGAACATCTAAATTCCACTTGATTATAAATAGTTCAAATTCTAACGAGGAGACCCCTATGTCTGACCTAAACAATACAGAAGTTGAGAACGTCGCGGAAGACACCGAAGCCGCTTCTTCTCTTCAGCCAGCTGCTCGCAGCGTAAGTGATCCAAAAGCTATCGACGCTTCTAAGGTCGTAATGATGCAGAACATGCTCCATGTAATGGGCGGCATGAACAAGCAGGACCTTACCGACTGGTTCGAAAAGACCATGGCAATCTATGGTCCTAATAAAGACCACGGTGTCGGCGACAACTCCGACAAGAACAAGTCATCTATCTCGATGAAGCCTTCGCACGCTGGCAATGCAGGTCCAGACCGTAAGGACGCGATGCCAAAGATCGGCGTCCGTGAAGACGTCGAAGAGATGTTTGCCGGCGAAGAGCTCTCAGAAGAGTTCAAGGAAAAGACCGTCACCCTCTTTGAAGCAGCTATCAGCGCTCGCCTCATGGTTGAGCAGGCTCGTCTCGAAGAAGAGTACGAGGCAAAGCTTGAAGAAGAGATCAAGCAGATCGACGAAGAGATCACCAGGAACGTCGACTCCTATCTCGACTACGTAGTCGAGCAGTGGATGGAAGAAAACGCAGTCGAGATCGAGTCCTCTCTCCGCAACGAGCTAATGGACGACTTCATCGAAGGCATGAAGAACCTATTCAGCGAGCACTACATCAACCTTCCTCGTGAGAAGGTAAACGTTGTAGAGTCACTCGCTGGCAAAGTCGAAGAGCTCGAGGCTCGCATGAGCAACCTCATCAGCGAGAACGTTGAGCTCAAGAGAGACCTAGCTGAGAGCGCTAAGATCGAAGTCTTCACAGAGATGAAGAGCGGTCTTACCCTGACCCAGCAGGAAAAGTTCCAAGCTCTCGCAGAGAGTGTGGACTTTGACGTCGATGTCGAGAGCTATGCAAAGAAGCTCAAGATCATCAAGGAGAAGTACTTCAGCACCGAGAAGTCCGAATCCAACATCATCACCGAGAGCTTCGAAGAACTTGCAGATGGCAGCTCCACAGTACACGTGGACCCGAGCGTAAACAAGTACGTTCAGGCTATCTCTCGCACGGTTAAGAGATGATCTCTAATAAATAACTTTAGTTCCTACTCAGATAAGGGAGACGACAATGTATCTAGCTGAGGAAATTCAGAATAAGTGGGCTCCAATCCTGGAGCACGCAGACCTAACTCCAATCAAGGACTCGCATCGCCGTTCGGTGACTGCAGTCATGCTCGAGAACACCGAGAAGGCTCTTCGCGAGTCAGCTGCTCACGGTGACTTCCAGACTCTTTCGGAAACCTCTTCAGGTATTCCTGCCAACTACATGGGCTCTTCAAGCTCAACAGCTGGCGCTGGTGGTATCGACACCTTCGACCCAGTCCTCATCTCGCTCGTTCGCCGTGCAATGCCTAACCTTATGGCATACGACGTCTGCGGCGTTCAGCCAATGACTGGTCCTACCGGACTCATCTTCGCGATGCGTTCACGCTACGCAAACAGCACGAACTACCAGACCGGCGCAGAAACCTTCTACAACGAAGTCAACACCGCCTTCTCGTCAGTCACTGCTGGTAACAGCACCTTCGGTCAGGCTGCTGGTAACGGTCCAGCTGGATCGATCCCAGGAAACAGCAACACCACTGCGATGACCAACACTGGTAACGCAATCGGTGGTTCTGGCTTCTACAACGACGCGTTCGGCATGTCAACGGCACAGGGCGAAGCTCTCGGCTCAGACTCAAACGCTGCGTTCGCTCAGATGGCATTCTCGATCGAGAAGGTCACCGTCACCGCTCAGACTCGCGCCCTCAAGGCAGAGTACACCATGGAACTCGCTCAGGACCTCAAGGCAATTCACGGCCTTGACGCTGAGACCGAGCTCTCGAACATCCTCTCGGCTGAGATCCTCGCAGAAATCAACCGCGAAATCATCCGCTCAATCAACATCTCGGGTGTTGTTGGTGCACAGGACAATACCACAACTGCTGGTATCTTCGATCTTGACACCGACTCAAACGGTCGTTGGTCGGTTGAGAAGTTCAAGGGTCTTATGTTCCAGCTTGAGCGCGAAGCTAACCAGATTGCTAAGACGACTCGTCGCGGCAAGGGTAACATCGTCATCTGCTCTTCAGACGTCGCGTCTGCTCTTCAGATGGCTGGTGTTCTCGACTACGCACCTGCTCTCAACAGCAACAACCTACAGGTCGATGATACCGGCAATACCTTCGCTGGTGTTCTCAACGGCCGCCTCCGCGTCTACATCGACCCATATGCAACCGGTGGTAACTACCTCACCGTCGGCTACAAGGGTCCGTCTG